ATGGTATGGATAGACCTAAAACAGAGCTAGCATATAGAGTGCCAGCTAGTAGGTTTACTAGAAAAAAGATAAGTTCTAAAGAAAAGTTAGAAGATATAAAGGGTTTAAACACTACTATTGACTGGAAAAACACTGGAGATAATAGTTATGATGGTGAAAAGCTAGCGTTATTAGTGCATGATGAAAGCGGTAAATGGGAAAGGCCTGATAATATATTAAACAATTGGAGGGTTACAAAAACATGTTTAAGATTAGGTAGTAGAATAGTTGGTAAGTGCATGATGGGATCAACATCCAACGCTCTAGATAAAGGAGGTGATAATTTTAAAAAACTATATAATGCCTCAAACGTCGAAGAAAGAAATCGTAATGGACAAACAAAGTCTGGTTTATATTCTCTTTTTATCCCAATGGAATGGAACTATGAAGGATTTATTGACGAGTACGGATACCCAGTATTTGATAGTCCAGACCATGATGTACTCGGACCAGACGGTGAATTAATAGACGTTGGTATAATAGAACATTGGCAAAACGAAGCTGATGGTTTAAAGTCTGATCAAGACGGTTTAAATGAATTTTTTAGACAATTTCCAAAAACAACAGAGCACGCTTTTAGAGACGAGGCAATTGGAAGTATATTTAACTTAGTGAAAATATACGAACAAATAGATTATAACGAGGAGATGTCTAGAACACTAGGAGTTACAACAGGTAATTTTCAGTGGGCTAGCGGAATAAAAGATACACAAGTTGTTTTTTACCCAGATCCAAAAGGAAGGTTCAATATTAGCTGGGTTCCACCTCAACATTTACAAAACAAAATAATACTTAAAAACGGAATACGTTATCCAGGTAACGAACACATGGGAGCATTTGGTTGTGATAGTTATGACATTAGCGGTACGGTTGACGGTAAAGGATCTAAAGGAGCGTTGCACGGTTTAACTAAGTTCTCTATGGAAGAAGCTCCAACTAGTCAGTTTTTCTTAGAGTATGTAGCTAGACCACAAACAGCTGAGATATTCTTTGAAGATGTTTTAATGGCATTAGTATTTTATGGTATGCCAATGCTAGCTGAAAATAACAAACCTAGGTTGTTGTATCATTTAAGACGTAGAGGATACAGAGGATACTCTATGAATAGACCTGATAAAAATTATGGTAAGTTATCAGTGACAGAAAAAGAAATAGGAGGTATACCAAACTCCAGTGAAGACATTAAGCAAGCTCACGCAGCTGCTATTGAGATGTACATACAAAAGTGTGTAGGTTTTCAAGAAGATGGTACTGTTGGTAAGATGTTTTTTAACGGTACTTTAAATGATTGGTCAAGATTTGACATTAATAAGCGAACAAAGTATGATGCAACCATAAGTTCTGGTTTGGCTATAATGGCTTGCAATAGACATTTGTACACGCCAAACGCGAAAATTGAAAAAGAACCACTTAATATATCTTTCGCTAAGTATAACCAAAGAGGAAGTATGAGTAAAATAATAAAGAATTAATATGGCTGAAACAGTTTTAAATAGACATTTTCCTAGTCAAGTTGTTAGTGACTTAGAGAAGGTCAGTTATGACTACGGTTTAAAGGTAGCCAAAGCGATACAGCATGAGTGGTTTGATAGATCTAAGGGATCTTCAAGAAGCAGGTTTAGTGGAAACTACTCTAAATTTCATGAGTTAAGACTATACGCTAGGGGAGAACAATCTGTTCAAAAATATAAGGATGAGTTATCTATAAACGGTGATTTGTCCTATCTTAATTTAGACTGGACACCTGTACCTATAATATCTAAATTTGTAGATATAGTTGTAAATGGTATTGCAGAGAGAATATACGAAATAAAAGCTTATTCACAAGATCAGGCTGGTGTTTTAAGAAGAACAGACTATATGGCTTCTATTGAAAAAGATATGAAGTTAAAAGATTTTAACGATTTTTGTTCAGAGCACTTTGGTATATTCGTTAGTGACAATCCCGAAGAAAAATTACCAACTAGCGAGGAAGAGATGAATCTTCACATGCAGTTAAATTACAAGCAAGGTATAGAGATAGCAGAAGAGCAAGCTATAGCTCAGTTAATGAAGGGCAATAGATATGACTTAATAAAAAGAAGGTTTTACCAAGATTTAACAGTACTAGGTATTGGCGCTGTAAAAACCTCTTTTGACACTTCGCAGGGCGTTACTGTTGATTATGTTGATCCAGCTAATTTAGTTTACTCTTACACTGAATCACCTTACTTTGAAGATATATATTATGTTGGTGAGGTTAAATCAATACCAATAAATGAATTGGTAAAAGAGTTTCCATATTTAGATCACGAAGAATTAACTAAGATTGCTAAAAGCAGTAGTGGCACATTTTCAAATATGTACGGTAGCCAAAGAAGCATAACTGATAGTGATAACAACAAGGTTGATATACTGTATTTTAATTACAAAACTTATATGAATGAAGTTTTTAAATTAAAACAAATGAGTTCTGGAGGAGAGAAAATAATAAAGAAAGATGACTCGTTTAATCCACCAAAATCAACAACAGGTAATTATGAAAAGCTAGCTAAGTCTGTTGAAACTCTTTTTGAGGGAGCTTTAATACTTGGTACTGATAAGTTGATAAAGTGGGAGAAAGCAAGAAACATGATGAGACCTAAAAGTGATTACACTAAGGTTAAAATGAATTATGCTATCACAGCGCCTAGAATGTATGAGGGTCGAATAGAATCACTTGTAGGAAGAATAACCGGCTTCGCTGACATGATACAACTAACTCACCTAAAAATTCAACAGGTGTTATCTAGAGTCACTCCAGACGGTGTATTCTTAGATGTAGATGGTTTAGCTGAGGTTGATTTAGGTAACGGGACAAACTACAATCCACAAGAAGCTTTAAATATGTTCTTCCAAACAGGTAGTATTATTGGTAGATCATACACTCAAGATGGTGATGGTAATCCAGGTAGAATGCCAATACAGGAAATACAAAACGGTACTGGTGGTCAAAAAATGCAAAGCTTAATACAGACTTATAACTATTATCTGCAAATGATAAGAGATGTAACCGGTCTTAATGAAGCCAGCGATGGTTCAACGCCGTCAGAAAGATCGTTAGTTGGTGTTCAAAAAATGGCAGCAGCTAACTCTAACACAGCAACAAGACATATACTACAAAGCGGTATGTTTTTAACAACAGAAGTTGCAGAGCAATTATCACTTAGAATATCAGACATTATAGAATACTCTCCAACAAAAAACGCTTTCATAGAATCTATAGGGGCTCACAATGTAGCTACGTTAGAAGAGATGTCGCAATTGCATCTTTATGATTTTGGTATATTTTTAGATCTAGAGCCAGACGAAGAAGAAAAGCAGCTTTTAGAAAACAACATACAAGGAGCGTTAGCTAATCAAAGTATAGAGCTGGAAGACGCTATTGATCTTAGAAATATAAAGAACATGAAGCTTGCTAATCAAATGCTAAAGCTACGTAGACGTAAGAAAGCAGATGAGGATCAAAAAATGCAACTAGAACAAACTAAAGCTCAAGGCGAGTCACAAGCTAAAGCGTCAGAGGCAGCTGCTAAAGCTGAGATTGACAAGAACAAGGCTATGTTAGATACGCAAATGAAACTTGAGTCTTTAAAAACAGATGGTAAGTCTCAGATTCTAGCACAAGAAGCTCAAATTAAAAAACAACTAATGGCTATGGAACATCAAAACGCTATGCAGTTGAAACAAATGGAGCTAGGGCAAGCTAGCAAAGCTGAGTCGCAAAGAGAAGATCGAAAAGATCAAAGAACAAGAATACAAGCAACTCAACAATCAGAGTTGATTGATCAAAGAAACAGTCAAGGTCCACCTAAAAATTTCGAAAACGAAGGACAAGCTTTTGGTGATTTTGAGACAGGTAGTTTTGACGGTATGTAATTAACTAATTTTATAATATTTTATCATGGCAAAAAAAGAAACTAAAAAAGAAGAAAAAGAAGTGATTAAAGAAGTAGTGGATAACACTAAAAAAGAAGTCACTAAAGCACCGGAGGGAAAAGAACCAAAAGGTGATGTAACAAAAGTAAAGGCTAAAATGAAAAAAAAGCCTGAAGTTGTAGATAAGCCAAGCGTAATCAAGGTTGATCTAAGTAAAAAAGAAGAACCTAAAGCTGAGGAGGTTAAAACCGAAGAGCAAAAGGTTGAAGAAAAACCTGTTGTAGAAGAAATAACACAGGAAGAAAAAGTACAAGAAGTTGCTGAAAAAATTACTGAAGCTATTGAAGTTGCCGAGGCTACAGGTCAAGACTTACCAGAAGGTATAACAAAACTTATGGATTTCATGACTGACACTGGCGGTGATCTAAACGACTATGTTAAGTTAAACAAAGATTATTCAGATATGGATAATCAAACTTTACTAGAAGAGTATTACAAGCAAACCAAACCTCATTTAAACAACGAAGAGATTAGCTTTCTAATGGAAGACACTTTCTCTTTTGACGAAGAAGTTGACGAGGAAAGAGATATAAGAAAGAAAAAAATAGCGCTAAAAGAGCAAGTTGCCAGCGCTAAAAGCCACTTAGACGGCTTGAAGTCTAAATACTACGAAGATATTAAAAGTGGATCAAAGCTCACTAAAGAGCAATCAGAAGCTATTAATTTCTACAACGAACAACAAGCAATCGCTAAGCAAGGAGAGGGTATTACTAACGATTTCGTTAATAAGACCAATAGATTTTTTGGAGATCAATTCAAAGGTTTTGAATATGAAGTAGGAGACAAAAAATTTAGATACAACGTTCAGGATGTTGAAAAAGTAAAAGAGAATCAGATAGACATAGACAACTTTATAGGAAAGTTTCTTGATAAAGATGGCAAGATGTCAAACGAGTCTGAGTATCATAAATCACTTTATACAGCAATGAACTCTGATGCAATCGCGAATCATTTCTATGAACAAGGAAAAGCTGACGCTATGAAAAATAGTGTAGCTACTTCTAAAAACGTCGACATGACGCCTAGACAGGAACTTAACGAACCTCAACAAGGTGGACCTAGAGTTAGAGTTCTTGGGGATGATGGCCCACAGTTCAAATTTAAAATTAAAAACAAAAACTAATAATTTAAAAATTACTTATTATGGCAATTAATGCAGGAGGTAGTTTAAATAGTGTACCAGCAATACATCAGCAGGCACTATCTACAAACTATCTAGATTTTACGTCCGGCGCAAATGACTGGGCACAACAATATTTACCAGATCTTATGGAAAAAGAAGCTGAAGTTTTCGGACCGAGAACTATTTCAGGTTTCTTATCACAAGTAGGAGCTGAAGAGGCAATGTCGGCTGATCAAGTCGTATGGTCTGAACAAGGTAGGTTACACTTATCTTACAGAGGAACAATGGCTAATAATGGTGGTATTACACCAACTGGTGGTGCTGCTCTTCCTCAAATGACACTTACACACAACATCGATGGTGTTGCTTTGTCTGGTACTAATAACCAGCATGGTGTT